AGTTGCAAAAACAACGCCGCACCTTCGGCGGTGCGGATGTCGTTGCCCTCGATGACGCCGCTGCCGAGCGTGTTGAGTTCGCGGAGACGCTCGACCTGCCGCTGCTGCTCAGCCTCGACCGCCTTCCTCTGCTCTTCGAGGAACTTCTGCTGCTCTTGCTGGGCAGCCTCTTGCTGCTGCTGCAACTGCTGGAGGTACTGGTCTCGCTGGGCGGCGAGTTGCTCTTCGAGTTGCTGCCGACCGGTCGCGATGTCCCGCTCTTGGGCGGCGACTTGGTCGAGTTGCCCGAGCCGGGCGATGCCGGCGTTGACCTCGTCCTGCTGACCAGCCGCACGGGCCGCCTGCACCTCCTGCTGAACTCGACCGATCTCGGCTTCCAACGCCGCGAGGTTGCGAGCCGCGTCGAGCCGCTGCTGGTCGCCACCGAACCGTGCGAGCAAGAACCGCTGATCGACGAGTTCGTTGATGCGTTCCCGCTCTTTGGCGACCTCCTGCACCTGCTCGATCTCTTGAGCGAAGAGTTTCTCTCGACGCCTGACTTCTGCCTCGAACGCCTCACGGTTGAGGATGCCGTCGGCCGCTGCCTCTTGGGCACCCAAGATTCCCTCTTGGAGCCGAGCCGCTGCGGCGGCACCGGCCGCACCGAACTCAGCCGCCTGCTCGCGGAGCTCGCCGAACCGGTCCCTCAGTTCCTTGAAGACCGGCTCGAAGCCTTCGGCGAACCCTTGCTGTTGCGCGAAGACAAGCTCTTCCTGCTGCCGCTGGAGTTCTGTCAGCTCGGCGATCCTTCTCTGTGCCGCCTCAAAGGAGGCTGGGTCTGACGAGAAGATTCCCTTCTCAAGGACTCTCGCCTGCTCTCGCTGGATGGCAAGGATCGTCTCCTCGGCTTCCGCTCTTGCACGTGCTCCGGTTTCGAGCTTGGCGATTCGCTGTGCGTCAGCGTCAGCCTGCTGCTTGATGCCTAGTGCGATTTGCTGCTCCACGTCGAACGCTTGTCGAAGCGAAGCCAGCCGTGACTGTGCAGCAGTGAATCCTTCTTGATTGTTCGTGAACTTCAGCCGCTCGACCTCTTGCTCAGTGCGAAGGATCTCACGCTGGATGACAAGCACCGCTTCCGCAGCCTGGGCCCGACGGGCGTCGCCGCCGAACTGATCTTGGATGCGAAGTTGATCGATGATCTGATCGGCCAGCTTTCGCTCGCTCTCTAGCTGCTTTTGCCTCTCTTCGGCCGCTGTCCTGATGACGCCGATTTGCCGCACGTAGTTCTCGGTCGTCCTCCCGATGGCGGCGTTGATCCTCTCGACTTCCGCCGTCGTGTCCGCATCTCGCAACTGCCGCTGGTACGCGGCGAGAGCAGACTGAAGCGGGATGATCCGCTCCCTGGCTTGCCGTGCGAATTCGCCCGTGAGGCCGTCGGCGCTGCGACGAACTTCGTCAGCCGCGCTTTTCACGGCATCGATCGTCTTCGCGAAGGCATCTGCGAATCCTTCACGGAGCGGACTCTCAAGTTGCGTCCGCAGTTCGGCGACGCTTGCGGAGGCGGCGTTCGCTGCGTCGCCCAGCCCAGACGTGCCGTCGGTGGCATCGTTTGCGGATATCGCCCACTCCAGTAGGTAGCCGCCTGCCAAGCCGAAGGTCGTGACGAGAAGCCCGATGCCAGTCGAATTGATCGTCGCCCTGATCGCAGCGCCGACTGCACTTGTAGCGGCAGCGGCAGACGTTGCACCGCCGGCAAACGAAGCAGCCGCAGCCGTGGCGGCCGTGAAAGCACGACCGAGACCGACGACCGCACCGACAATCGCTCCGCGATTCAAAAAGGCTAGCTGTGCGATAATCGCCGGCAGTATGACGCCACTGAGCGGGCGAAGGACTGCGTTGAGCAACTGGGTCAGCGGTGTCAGTATTTCGACGACGGTCTGCGCCAACGCACCAGCCGCCGCTGTCAGCGGGCGAAGAGTCTCGAACAGCGTTTGCAGCAGCGGAGCGGCCGAGTTAGCCAGTTCCGTAAAAGCTTGGAAGACAGGAAGGAACTGCTGGCCGAGTTCTGTCGTGATGTTGTCGAGAGTTGCGCCGAGCACTCGCTGTAGGTTGGCGAGCGATCCACTGGTTCGCTCAAAGTCGCCCTGTGCGTTGGTTGTCTGCTGGAGGATTGCCGCGTAGGCGGCTTGTGCCTTCTCGGCTGGAGCCAAGGCACGAACGGTGTCCGTGATGCCTTTCTCAAAAGCGATCTGCCGCAGGGTCGCGTCGTCGAGCAAGACTTGATATCGGCGAATAGGTTCAGACTCGCCTCGGAGAGCAGCGCCGAGCGCCTGAATGGCATCATCGGTCGTCGTGTTATTGAACGACGCCAAGTCGGACGCCAATCGAGTCAGGGTGACAGCGAACTCGGCGGACTGCGTTGTCGTCAGTCCGATAGTCCGAAACAGACCACCGAACGTGCCGGTCGCTTGCAGTGCTTGATTCGCCGACAGCCCGATCGCGGACGCCGACTCCGCGAACTGCGACACCCGAGCCGCTGACTCGCCGAAGATCACCGAGCTCTTCGAGATCTCCTCGCCGAGCGTGACCGCTTGATCGACCGCAGCACTGATCCTCGGCAAGACAGACGCGACCCCGCCGATCGCTGCTATCGCGATGTTCGCCGGCGTGGCGAGAGAGGCAAGCGAAGAGCCAAGCGACGCGATGCCTTGACGCAATCCACCAGAGAAGATTCGGCTGAGTCCTTCGCTCGCACTCGTGATGCCAGAGATGCGTCCGGCGATGTTTCCGAGCGGGCCCGGCAGGATCGCGAAGATCCCAGAGAGCTCGTTGAACTGCAAAGTAGCGCCAGCGCCAGCGGTCGAGATCTCCTCGGTGCGATCCGCCAGCCCGGCCGCTGAACGCTCTGCGTCGGTCAGTCCTTTCGCTGCCTGCTCGACGGCACGGTTGTAGGTGTCCTGCGTAATCCTGCCGGCGTTGAGTTGTGCAGCCAGTTCGCCGGCCCGCTGCTGGAACCGCTCGAAGTTCGTCCGCGTGGACTCCGTAATCCTCGCCGCTTCTTGCAGTGCCGCAGCTTCCTCGCGAGCCGCTGCCGCGATCCGCTCAAAGTTCCTCGCGAACTCGGTCGCCGAGCCGCCGTCACGAAGTGTTTGCAGGAGCCCGTCGGCTTCCTGTTGGAATCGCTCCTGAGCCTGGGCGGCGGCAGTGCTCTCTCCAGTGAACTGATCAAAGATCTTGCCGACCTTGTCGGCTTCGTCACCGAGCCGCTGCAGCGCACGCTGGGCCGGATCGAGACGTAGCCCAGAGGCGTCGCCCGTGATCTTCAGCGCCAGTCCGAGCACGTTCGCCATCAGTCCACGATCCCGAGTTCACGTCGCAACTTCTCGATCGCCGCCTTGTCCTGCTCTGCGTGCTGCGGTGCCTTGAGCACCGGCACGAAGTCGGTCGCCTCCGGTGCTTTGCCCTTGCCGGTGTACGGTGCGATCGACAGCGACGCGAGCAGTCCCGTCTGAAGCCACGGATCGGGCAGCGCAACGAAATACCGCGTGTATGCCATCCACTCCGAGAGTTCCTGCGAGTCCATCCGCTCGCATATCTCACGCACCGTCATGCCGAGGTGCCCCGCCAGCGCGAAAAGGAATCGTCGCGATGGCGAGACGTTCAGCCTTTTCCCAACTCTTCCACGTCCTCCGCTGTCATGTTGTTGTGCTTGAGCGCCTGATCGAAGAGGCGAGACACGACCGCACCGCTCTTGCTCGCGAGCAGATCGACCTTGTCGCGTGTGAAGAGCAACTCGCCCTTCTCGTTGCACAGACATCGCGACAGATACTGGGCCCGGAAGTTCTCGATGCCCGTCTCGCGCTTGCCGATCCACTGCCGCTCGTAGGAGTCACGCTCGCCGACCGTCATCACGCGGATGAACACATCGCCGCCCCACTCGGGCACGGCGATCGGCCCGAGGAGCCCCATGTCATTCGCGGCGAGAATCTGATCCAGAGTCAGCGTTGCCATAGTCGTTCAGCCTCACGATGGATACGCGGTCGTGCCATCGACCGTATCCATCACTCTCAGCACGTGGTCAAATTTCCAGACGTTGTTCAACTCGGCGGTGATCTCAGCACCGAGGTAGACGCAGTCGGCGTCGAAGACGGTGAACGTCGCCGTGCTCGTGCCGGTGCGGGCCGAGATCGTCAGGCGACGCTTTTCGCCGTAGTCAGAGTCGGGGAGTGCGTCGCGAGAGAATGCACGCAGCGTCACCGTGCCGAGGTCGATCGACCACTTCGCGGTGCGTGCCTGCGGTAGGTCACGCTGGAGTGCGAGGGTCGCCTCGAAGACCTCGGCGACCGTGCTCGCTCCCCAGTTGACCGTCACGCCTTGTATCGTCGTTGCCATGACGGTCTCCCGTCATGCTCAGCGAGCGATCGTGATCGTCGCCTGACCTCGGATGGCGTCGTTCGTCGCCAGCGTCAGCGTCGAGCTCTGCACCGTCGCAGCCACGCCGTTGATGAGCGTGACACCGCCGGTCGTGATCGTCACCGTGCCAGTCGTGCGATCGTAGATGATCGTCTTGCCAAGATAATCGAACGTGATCTGCCGGCCGGTGCCGCCGTCATCGGCGGGCACGACGAGCGGAGCGTCCATCTGGGCGAGCGTCTCGCCGGTCGTCTGGCCGAGGTGCCCCACGTCGATCGTCGCACCCTCGGCATCGCCGGGGTTCGTGGTGCTGATCACGATGTTCGTGACGGTGTACTCGGTGCCGAACAGGTCGAGCACCGTCCCGGCACCATCATGCGGCGTAGCCTGCGACATGGAATCAAGTCTCCTGCCAGAGGATCGTGTACGTCTGTGTGACCGCGTAGACCGGCGGGAGGTCGCCGCCGGCTAACTGAATGAAGCCGTCCGCTTCGTTCTGGAGTGCGACGTGCCTCACCGATATCGATGATGCCACGCTCGACCCCCATCCATCCAGTTTCCTCCGGCACGCATCGGCGAGCGCCCGCACCGCCTCATAGGTCTCGGCGTAGAGCTCCAGGGCGAGCGTGACG